GCATAAACCTGAGCCAACAATTCAATAGCCATTGCATAGCTGCGGCTTGAGTAATAAGGCGAGAGATATTCCATCGTGACGTTTTTGATTTCGCGTTGGCGTCGTGTGGGATCGTTAGATATCCCGATCTTGAGAAACCGCTTGAAAGCTGAGTTGTTCAACCGCGCGATGTAAATCAGTGTATGAAAATTTGTGATAGCCATTTTTTCGTTCCTTATAGCTGAGAGATAATAGTTTCAATAACCCGATTGCGTCCATGATCTCGATATCCCATGTCAATTACGTTCCAATCATAATTCAGGTTAAACATTGCATTTTTCTTTTGAGTGATTGCATCAAATGCATCTAGCGATTTTGGATCATTAGGCGAATATTTCCAATAGCGAAGCGGATCATCAATGCGGCGAGATAATAGTTGACGTTGCTTTTTTTCGTCAACCGAAAGCCAAAGCTTAACAACCTCAAATTGCTGTTCATGTTCCCATTCAGTAACATCGCGCATAAAATTTTCGTATTGACGATCTGAACACCAACCCATAACCGGCTGTAACAATGCCCGAGAATACCAAGAGCGATCATAAATAACCATCTGCCCTTTTTTCGGCAAAAGCTTTTTCCATTCAGGCAACCAAGATTTCATCATACGCTTTGATGGCATGAATGACGGCTGGACGCGATAGGCATAGGGTGGCATATATCGGGTAATTTCCCGAACCGTTCCAGATTTGCCCGCACCGTCTCGCCCTTCAAGAACGATAGCAACACGGCGGCCAGTGGCATGGATATTTTCCGCCAGTTCATTTAACTTGATAAAATTTTGCAACCGATTTTCAAACATTAGAAACCTCCATTGATTAAGAGATAAAGTGCGCCACCCCAAATGATGGTATCAGTGGCAACCGAATAGGCAAGATATAATCCAACCAGAATTTTTTTGATATTGTATTTCATGGCAATAATCCAATAATAGCCGTAACCATAACGGCAGAATTTACGAATAGAATTGGCTTGTCTTTAATAGCCAATCCATGAATGAGCCAACATAGTGAGGCAACCATGCCAACCATGATTGCGAAATGTGTTGGCAGTCCGAGCGAGAGGCAAGCCATCTGCCCGATAACTAAAAATGATCCGATCCATCCAAACATAATAAAATCTCCTTACCTATATAATATGGGGATTGCAACCCGAAATGTCAAGGGGTCATGCAATCTTTTTTTCGATTTTTTCTGGATGAATAACCGCGATTCCAATCTTGCGAAGTGCAGTCCGAACCGAAGCGGCATCATCAAACATAACCTTGTTAGCTTTAGCAAATTGTTTTAGTGACAAAAAGCTTTTAAGTTGTTTAGCTTTTAATTCGCCATCTGGCGTTTGATTGCCAGCGGGACGGCTAATAATCTTATGAGGGCAGATGCCAACATCTTGCAAAAATTCAAAATCCGCATCTGACATTTGTCTAGCTGTGCAAACCATAACATAATCGCCAGCCTTTTGACGGCGGCGAACCTGAGTTGCCAAAGGCAAAACCGTATCACCAAAAATCTTTTCAGCTGTGGAATTTTCAATCCAAGCTGGCAGATTTAACGTGCCGTCAGCAAGGGTAGCTTGACGATGCGAGCTATCGATAATGGTTCCGTCTAGGTCAAAGATTGTGATATTTTTAATCATGGTATTTTCTTTCTGTTATTGTTTCTTTCTATATATTATATATAAGCATTGTTAGGGTAAAAATCAAGAGGCAAAGTGAAAATAGTTTCCAATGAAATCAATGAGTTATCATTTTTATTATCAAGCAATATCAATGGGTTAGCCTTAATGCAGAGCGTTAGCATTGGCTAGTAAGACCTTGTAATCATTGGATTTTTTGCAGGCGGGGCCCCTCGTTCACGCTTTGTTCACGGTTTGTTCCAGCTGGCGCGTCTAAGTCATTGTTTTATATAAGAAAAATCGGGGCTAATCTGCCCCGAATATATCCTCGAATGATTGACCGAACCCCTCGACAATTTCTTTTTCCATTGCCGCGATTTCTTCTAATGACATTTCTTTTGTCATTGCGTCCATTTCTTTTTCGAGTTGTTTCAAATCAAAGTCCATTAAAATGCTCCCCATAAAACTGATCCAGCAAACCAGATCATAAAAGTTGTGACAGATCCAACAATGGCCGAGCCGATCTTGTGTTCGACGATTGCTTCTTTAATTTCTTTATGATGAAACATATGATTTCTCCTAGTTCACTAAAACGATAACGGCTGCGCCAGCTAATGTGATAATATTGTAGGCAATGATAATTGCTCCGATAATTTCCATGATATCTCCTAACGATAAAGAGTTGATGTTTCGTTGCGATAATCAAACAAGGCAAACAGAAAGCCGAGCATTGACCAAACGAAAGTAAGAATAGCGATGAATGAACAGCCAAGCATAACCCACCAAGCAAAATCCTGATGTGGAATAGATGCCATTGCAAAACCTGAAGCAACGCCGAGCATAACAGCAACGGCGATTAGTACGCCAAAGATAATCATTTTACGTTGGGCAATCATTCTAGCAGAAGCGTGAAACATTTTTTTAATCCTTTGTTTGTTTGTTATCTTATATATAGAATATAGTCATTCATTGTAACAAAGTCAACAGCTAGACGCAAAATAATATCCAATGTTTTCAGTGACTTGTCATTTTTATTTGCCAATGATATCAAGGGGTTAGCAGGCATAGGCCATAGGGGTGGGGCGGTTATTAGGACTATAGGTTGTTCGCACGCGTTGCGCCCATCCACAGAGCCTTTATAAGGGAAATTTTGAAAAAACAGGTCACTTCTTGACATCCCTTGAAGGGAGTAGTATTATAGACTTAATTTCTAATCGACAAGTTTAGACGAATCTTAAAAATTTTTTATGAGGTAAAAATGGAAAAATACAAATACGGTCCTTTAGTATATAACACAACTCATCCTGATGACGATGACTCAGGTAATTTTTACTGGCCCGGATTACCCCCTGTAGGATACGATAAACTAGATATCCCTATTGACGAAAAAGGTCTTCAGTGTTTAGATGATAGTTCTCCTCTACATCCTCACTTTAAACCCACGGAAACTGAGTCTCATATTATTATTGGAACTCATTTACCACGCAGAGAAGATGTAAAAGCATGGTTTGATGATAATTTTTTGTTAGTTTCTGACTGGGAAGTTTGTAGGTACATCTTGAGGTGGTACAATTTTCAACCAGATAAGACTGATCTTTATAAAGTTTTAGTTAGCGAATCTGAATCTATTGAGGAAGTGATTGAAAAGCTTTGGCCCGACGTACAGAAATCTCAAACTATCTTGTAGACCGTTTATCTACGATAAATACTACCAACGGCTACCTCACTAACGTGAGTCAAGTACACCGTTCGTATAAATATTTGGATGATATCAACGATTTTCCTACTATTACCTTTGGCGGGGTAAGAGAGAATAACGATGAATATGGGGATGGTCAAATTTTAAAAACTATGACACAATCTATTAGAGGATATGTAATGACTGACGATGATTCCCTGCATGATTCGGAGAATCTTGCGTCAGACATTGAAACAGTGGTTAACAGCTATGCCGATTCCTCGGCAAACTTATCAGTGCATGAGTCACGGGTGGTTTCAGTGGGAACAGATGAAGGACTACTTTCCCCATATGGAATAGCTGATGTGACTATTGAGATAACTTATGAGGAGTGACGATGCCTACTAGACGTACTGAAGTAGCTGAAGCTCTTGTTGAAGATATTTATACTAAGACGAGTGTGCTAAGGGGCAATGTACAGCGTCAGTTTATTTTTTTGAATGAAGTGAACGATTTTCCGTTTGTTACTTTTATACCGCGTGAAGAGGTTAGAACGCATCGAGGAGACGGGCGTAAGCTTGCTTCTCTTCAGCTGTCACTTCGTGCTTACGTCCATAATGGTAATCCTGGAGGCGAGTCAATTCGAGATGCCGAGAATATAGGAATACAAATAGAACAAGATATTATAGATCAATTTGCTGCGTCACACCGTGACCTTGAAGTAGAAGAGGCTCGTGTGATAGCTTTTAGAACTGATGAAGGGTTGATGGCTCCTTATGGCATTGCAGATCTAGATATTGTTATAGTTTACGAGGTGAACGTATGAAAAAGACAAATAATACAACAGTTACTACGTCTGTTGATGCACTAAACCGCAGCTTAGAGGCTCCGCCTCTGGACCCGGTTGTGCTTGCGCTAGCTAACGATTACTTATCCGGTAAGGGCGTAAACGAAATAGCCGATGAGTATGGAATTTCAGAGGACCGCGTTACAGCGGTCATAGAGAAAAAGGAGGTGAAGAACTACATTGATTCAGTCTTCGCCACGCAAGGATATCTTAATCGAATTAAGCGCATCAACCTTATCAATTCAGTC